ATCTTCTTTGTTCCGTCTGAATAACAGTTCAAATCCTTGATGAAAAATCCCTCAATAAAGAGCATTGTATATTTTCCGCTGATTTTCATATTAAGCCTCCTCTGCTTTTTCCCAGCCGTAAAGCAACATAATAATTTTACTGCATTGCTTTCCGTCTTCCGTATATTTTACCCTCTTCAAATCAAAATCCAAGCTATCCGCTCTCAGAATGTCTCCCTCTTTCAAACCCTCTGTATTCCCAGCGATATTGAAAACGCATTTCTCAGTATGCACTTTGTTGTTTTTCGTCCTGTAATTCCTGTTCTGGACTACAGAAAGAAATCCGTTCTCCCTCGTTACAAAAAAGTTCTCGCCTGTCATTATCTGCCCCCCTTTGTGAACCTCACGCCCTGCATATACCCCGAAAGCTTGCCAAGATAGCGTACTGCCTTCTGGAAATCCTTGTTACTGCAAGTTGCATAAGTCTTGAAATCTTTCATAAGCGAAGTTTTATAAAGAAGTTCGCAAGTCTTTTTATCAGAATCAGCGTTGACTTTCCACTCTGGAAACTTCAAACCGTCTGCCGAAAAAAGAACCTTTCCTTCAGTCGTCTTCACTAAAACAGTCCTGCTGTCTAAAATCGGTGAGCCGTAATAAGAGGAAGAAGAGGATAAAAGAATAGGAATCTTTGTATTGCCGTTGCTTCTTCCCAGCCGTCCGATACAATCAAACTCATCGTTCCAGACCTCAAGGACATCAAATTCAGAATCCTTCACGCCGTTCTCTTTTTCCTCTGTCGTTTTGTAAGCGCAAAAAATCCTAATTCTGATTTTATTAACTCTTGCATATTCAAGAGCCAATATAGCACCGTCCAGAGCCTCAGCACTGTAAAAAGTGCCGTTGCATACTTTATATTCCTTTCCGTCCGAGCCTGTCTGTCGTTTAATTTCCGTGTCAAAATCAAAAATCATATTAAGCCTCCTTGTTTCCTTTCTCCAGAAGTTCACACTGCCACATAAAACGCTTTCTTGCCTTCTTCTCATCGTCAAAGACATAGCGAGCGACAGCCAAGCCGTCAGGATTGCTATACATAGTAATTACCCGACCAGTAAGACATAAACGAATCGTTTTAAAGTCTTTCTCCAAATGAGCCATTGCAAACATATTAGACCTCCTGTTATAGTCTGTCGATAATTTTACCCTCTGGAAAATGAATCCTAGATAAAATCCTTATAATCTTTCTTGAGCCTCTTAAAATCGCCAGCACGAAGAAAGGCTATTTTAAATCCCATTTTTATATAGTTCTTTATTTCGCTTGCCCTCGTTCCTTCGTTTATCGGGAAAAACGCGAAGCCCTCAGCAATCATCTTGTGAATTTCTTCTAAGCTTTTCCCTTCTGTCGTAAAGTCGTTTTTATTACAGAAGAAAACCTCTTTAGCCGTGTCAAGCGTTCTTTCCTCATAACCACAAGACCACATAGAGCGTGCTTTATAAGAAAATAATATTTTCTTCTTTGAAATAAAAACCGTGTACATATTACCTCCAGATTCTTTGAACCACGACAAAATAAGAGTCACCACAAGAGCGGAAACGAAGCACGAAATAGAAGCGACCCAGAGCCAGCATAAAATTATTTATCTGTCATTACCGCTTGCAATCGCTTTTCTTTTCGCATACCGCTTTATAGCGTCTTTCTGCTTTTTGTCCAGAGAAAAAACATTATAGTTTATTTTCTCGTTAAAGTCTTTCAAAAGTTCTTTTAATGCTTTCATATATTGCCTCCTGTCATAGCATAAAAGCGGATTTTTCGGGGCGTTTCTTCCTGCCGTTATGACAAGAAGAAAACCGCCTTTCTTATTTCATACCTTCATAATAAATAATTCTTCCCATTTCTTCCCAGTAGAAGGAATCAATTTCCGAATCATTTGTTATAAACTCATTTATTTTGTTATAGTCTTTCGACCCTGTGACAACTCCCAACAGCATACAAACTATATCATATGTCGTATAGGAAACACCAAACGGCAAACCCTGCAACCAGTCTTTGACAAGAAAAGGCGTTAAGCACTTTCTTGTTCCATAAACCTGTGTTCTTTTGGCTTCCTCGTATGCCTTTCTAAAGTCTGTTATATATTCCTCCTCAGAAAAAACCTCCAGAAGGTAAGACTTCAAAAAGTCGTGAATCTTTCTCTTATTCAATTCCGTTAAAAATCTTTTTCTTGCCATATCCTGCCTCCTTACTTTCCCAGCGTCTCGGCGTATTTTTCCGCCTCATTTGGTGAATTGTGCTTTATGCTGTCAATGATACATTTTCCGCCCTTGGTGTAATGATAAGCTAAGAAAATCGGTTTACCCTCAGCCTGTTTATAATTTTGTATTGTGTAACCGCAAGAAGCATTTGGCGAGGTGTAACCTCTTTCAAAATGTCCTTCAGAGTTCAAAAAATTGAGCCAGTAGGAATTGTTTCCATAATATGAAGTGTTTCTATATTCCACTTTCAAAACCGTGCATTTTTCAAAGTCTTTCATAGTGTGCCTCCTTAAAAATATTTAGCGTATTTATAAAGCCTGTTATCTCTTCCCCTGTTCATTAAACAGTTAGAATAATTCAAGGCGTTTATATATGAATTAGTCACGAAATAACCCAGAGATTTTAAATAGTTTAATTTCTCTGTGTTGTATATTTTCATAATGTCGCCCGAAAGTTTAACAACCCACATATTAAGCCTCCTGCAATGCTTTTTAAGCCTTGCCTTTCCTGCTTCAAGGAAAGGCAAGATTTTCCCTAAATGCTTTCTACTTCCTCGGGCTTTCCGTTTTTAATCGTGTAGATTTTATCCGAATCAATAGGAAATTCCCCAACAGATGAAGAAAAAACCAACTGATAATTTTTTTGATAAATTACAGCAGAACAAGAAGAGAACGCCAGAAGAAGAGCGTTTATTCTTCCTTTAGTTGTGGAAGTTTGCCAGCCTTGGAAAGAAAATTTAATATTGTTTTCTTTGTCAAGTGTAAAAATGCAATGACCCCATAAATAAACACGCTTTATGTTTTTTTCAAGTGTTACGGAATCTTGAAGGCTTAAATCCTTTGATTTTCCACAGTTTGCGGAATCGCTCAAATACTTGATAATCTGCTTTTCAATAGTTCTCATAGTGTGCCTCCTTTTATGGCTTTAATTTTCGGGGCTTTCCTGCCCCTTATGCTTTTATTATTGCATACTTGATTTATTTTGTCAAGTACGAAACACAAAATATTTTTAATTTTTTGTGTTTTCTGTAATCGGCTTTTATTGTTTGCCGTTCCTGCAATCCCTTATGATTATATAATAAACTTATAATAAAATAATGTCAAGAGAAAAAAGAAAAAATTATCAAATATTTGATATTTTCAGCAATTTTTATTTTTACACAGTATATAGAAAGAAAATGTTATTTTTTGTAAAAATATCAAATCGTATCAAATGTTTTTACTATTATATTTTTCGGCATTTTTGAAAATCGGCTGAAAATTGCAATTATCGAATATTTGATATTTTTAAACATTTTATTTTGTTTATAATTTTTTCAAAGTCAAAAATATTTGATACAATTTGATATTTCACTTTTTTAAGTTTCAGCAAGCGTGAAAATATAATAGTTAAAACATTTGATACGATTTGATACGATTCGATTCAATTTGACGCTATCTTTTTGTAACAATAACAAATTTTTGAAGTGATAAAAATAAAATGTCAAATATTTGATAAAAAATTAAAATCGGCTTCCTTCGTCCTAATCTTGACATATGGCAGGCAGGGCAAAAAGAAAATAAATATTAAAATGGTCGCAACTTCACAAAGGCGAAAAGAGAAATTATTTTAGTTTTCCCTATTGACAATAAAACAAACTTATTTTATTATAATTAAAAGTTAGAGCATAGCAGGAGGCTTTATATGATTATTTTTGATTTTTTCGCAAGTGCATTTTTAAGCGTGTTCTTTTCGGTTGCTCCGAAATACTGGAAAAATTGCACAGATGAAAAAAATGAAAAGTTTGTTAATAAACTTTTCTTAATCCTTACATTTTCACAGGTTTTGAAATTGCTTTTTTGTGCTGGTTTTCTAGTCGCTAGATTTTTGAGATAGCACGAAGCAAGGCACGGACGGCAGGCAGGGCGGAGGGGGGCTTGCTGTTCCGTCTGTCAGATTTTTTACTGTCGGCAGGCATAGCGAGAATAGGACCGTCTCTGCTACACAATTCGGATTTTATCTATTTCAAACCAAACTTACAATCGTCTGCCGATTTCGTCTTTTTCAAAGTCAGTACCTTAAATCGTCTGCCGTATGCCAATAATTTGACAGGAGTACCTTTTGGTGTTACCCTATACCCAAGAGTAAAAATTATGACACGATACCAGCAGTTCGATTATTCCGAGTATGAAAATTGACATAACAATACGAGTGTGTTATTGTATGATATATGGCTGACAGTTATGAACAACTCCGTGACAAATGCGTTAAGACTTACGGAAAACTATATAAGGATTCTCTGGTATTTGACATCTGCAAGGTAGACAAGCAGACGAGAATCCGATTACAACAAGACCCTGTTTACTTAGCGGAGACAAAAGCCCTGAAAGCAGGACTGTTTCTAAATCAACTTGACATTCTTGACAATGTTCTCGCAGGGGCTTACGCAAACTCTGAGAAGCCCACGGACACAAGCACCACAGTATTGAAAGCACTTGAGATGAAGAACAAACTTCTGCTTGAGGACTTGAATGTGAACAAGGACGAAAGCAATGCTCTTAATGTTACATTCACAGCTATGAGCAAAGAGGACTTTGAGGCTCTTGAAACAATAGAGGCTCATAAAGGCTCTAACAACAATATAGAACTTGGAGCAGACTTCGGAGTTTCAGATGATGGCGATTCATTTGAGGCACGAACTAAGGCTGATATGCAGGAAAGGCTCAAGGAACTTGAAAAGGAGAAGAAAGATAAATGATATTGGAAATCTTTCACGGAAGATTTGAGAAACAGCTACAAGTAAGGAGGTATAAATAAATATGAATCTTGTTAAATTATTACCGCACCAAGGACAGTTAGTGCAAGCACCATTTGTTTACACGGAAGTTCGCTTCTTTTTCCTTGTTGCGGGTTATTGAACGCGAGTGGTAAGACTTCCGCTCTTGTCTATGCCATTTTATACGCTGTAAAGAATCTTCTCGGAAAGAAAGACTTGGAAGGTCATAACCCGAAGATTCTTCTTGGCTCTAAGAACCTTACATTTATGAAGAAAACCCTTACAGGTCTTCTTGAGCAGGACTTGAGGGATACGAACTCAGAGTACACCTACGATAAGGCTCATAATATCATTACGATAGGAAATGTGGAACTGCTTCTCATTCCTGTAGAGGACGAAAGCACAATCTACGGTTTCTCCGTTTGTAGTTGCTTCGTTGATGAGTTGGACGAGTTGCCTACGCAGACTGCTATGGCTGTAGTGAAATCAATCAATGACCGTTGCCGTCAGATTGTGGACGGCTACAGAACTCCGTTTATGACATACACCACCTCATCGCAGGGATTGAAAGGAACTTACCAGACCATTATGCACTTCAAGAAGACTGGTATGCCTTATGTCCTTATGAGAGGAAGAACAAGGGATAACATTTATCTTCCGAAAGACTATGTTGACAATATGTACCGTATCTACAACGAGAAGGAAGTTGATTGTCTTCTGGAGGGAAAGTTCATTTCGATAGACAGCGGACTTGTGTTCCCAGATTATGACCCAAGCAAGAACGACTTGGACGAGGATTTGTTTGACTGCCTTGAGGAAAGCGACACGGTTTATATCGGACAGGACTTCAACGGATTCGGAAACTACGCCGAGGCTTTTGTCGTAAAGTTCGGGGCTTTGGTTATGATTAAGTGCTACAAACTTCCAGACATTCGCCACGCTCCGAAAGTGTTCAGATATGACTTTCCGTTCAACAAGATTGTATGGATTCCAGATATGACATACAAGGAACATTTTGTTGAGTTCAAGAAAGAGTTGAGGACATATAACATTACGATTGCATATCGTTCCTGCAACCCTCTCGTGCAGGACAGGAACTTTGCTTGTAACAAACTTTTCTTTGCAGAGAAACTTTTCGTGTGCCCTATATGCAAGGACGCAAAGACGGCACTTCTTACTCATCAGAAAGACCCTAAGACAGGACTTCCGATGAAAGGCGGAGATAATGCTCCAGACCATTTGAATGACTGTATGGGATATGTAGTTCACTATCTTTTGTCTTGGTGTCGTGAACTCAAGCCTCTGTATGATGTCACATTG